TAACGGCAATCCTACTTTTGAATTAAGCACTTTGTCTGTAGGTAGTGTAATGAACAACGTAAACGGATTTGCAGCAGGAGTTAGTGGTTCACTTCCTTCTGGTTCTGAATCTAACATTCGTTGGGAGATCACTGGCGTAGATACTGGTTCAGGTGTTTTCAGTCTTAATATTCGTCGTGGTGACGACTATCAAAATAGCAAAACTATTCTTGAAACATGGACTAATCTTTCATTAGATCCTAACCAAAATAACTATATTGCATATATAATTGGTGACCAAGTACAATCTGTACAACAAGATTCAACTGGTAACTACTATTTGCAAACTACTGGTTCATACCAGAACAAATCTAAATACGTAAGAGTATCTGCAGTTAATCAACCAACTCCAGGTTACTTCAGTGCAACTGGTGTTGCTCAGAACATATATACTGGTTCTATGCCAGCTCTTGGTTCTGGTTCAGTTCAAGGTGCATTCGGTGGTGCAACTGGTGCTATCTACGGTGGATATATTGCATCTAGCAATACAACTAACGCTCCACTTAACTTGTTCGAGAACATCAAAACAAGTGCAGCGACTACTGCAGCTAACAACGTACAAGGTTTGGTTAATACAGACTACAACATTGCTATCAACCTATTGGGTAACAAAGACGCTTACGACTTCAACGTAGTATATGTTCCAGGTTTGACTAGCCAAAACTCACCAAGTCAAGTAAACAGTGTATTAACTCTTGCTCAAAACAGAGGAGACGCTATCGCTGTAGTTGACATGGTAACTTATGGACAGCAAATTTCAACTGTACTCAATGAGGCTGTAGGATATGATAATTCTTACGGTGCTACTTACTGGCCATGGGTTCAAGTAAGATCTCGTGAGACTGGTAAAGTTAACTTCGTTCCTGCTTCTACATTAGTACCAGCAGTTTACGAATACAATGATAGAGTATCTGCAGAATGGTTTGCACCCGCAGGTCTTAACAGAGGTGCTCTTTCTACAGTGCTTCAGCCAGAAAGAAAGATTGGCGTAAACGATCGTAACTTGTTGTATCAAGGAAAGGTTAACCCAATCGCTACTTTCCCTGGAGTTGGTACAGTTATCTATGGTCAAAAGACACTTCAACAAAAACCATCTGCTCTTGATAGAGTAAATGTAAGACGTTTGTTGATCGCTCTTAAATCATATATTGGTCAACTCGGTGAGCAAATCGTGTTCGAACCTAACACTCAAGTAACTCGTAACAAATTCTTAAACCAAGTTAATCCTTATTTGGAATCAGTACAACAACGTCAAGGTTTGTATGCTTTCCAAGTAGTAATGGATGAGTCTAATAACACACCAGATGTAGTAGATCGTAACCAATTAGTTGGTACTATTTACTTGCAACCAACCAAGACTGCGGAATTCATTCAACTTGACTTCAACATTCTTCCAACTGGTACAACATTTGGTCAATAAAATAAACACAATTTAAGATGAACGATAATACAATATTGAGAATCAAAGTTCCAGCTCACTTATACGAGAGTGTAAAAGAGCAATTGACTATCACTGAAGCCAAGAAGGGTGGTAAAGCCTTCGGCGACTGGACTGTTGTAAAGGAGAAAAAAGCTCCTAAAGACGGCATGAAGAAAGTTGTAGATGCTCCAAAAGAGGAAGAAGCTAAAATGGAAGAGGCTCCAGCTAAAAAAGAAAGAACACTCGATGAATTGAAAGCAGCTAAAGCTATGCTTGACAAGAAGATCCATGAAATGGAATCTAAAATGCAAGACGAAGCTAAAGTTGAAGAAGTTAAAGAGAAAGTAGAAGAGAAGAAAGAAGAAGAGGAAGGAGAAGAATAATTGAGTTACAATATTTATAAGTAAGAATTAAACTTAACATACAATGCCAGTATTGGATCCAAATGAAATAATGTTCACAGCGTTTGAACCTACAGTATCAAACCGCTTTATCATGTACATCGATGGTATTCCATCTTATATGATCAAGAAGGCAGACGCTCCTGGTGTTACTCTAAATGAGATCAAACTTGATCACATCAACGTTTACCGTAAGATCAAAGGTAAAGCTGAGTGGCGTGACATGAGTTTGTCTCTTTATAACCCAATCAGTCCATCTGGCCAACAAGCCGTAATTGAGTGGGTACGTCTACATCACGAATCTGTAACAGGC